GTCGCCCGGTCCGCGGTCAGCCCCTCCCAGCACGTGGCTTCGGACGCAGCGACCTCGTAGCGGGAGAGGTCGGCCTGGATGTGCTCGAGCAGGTCGGCCACCGTCTTGATCCGGGCGGACGTGCTCCGGGCCTCGACCGTGTCGCCGTCGTGCCGCTGCGTCACCTCCTCGACCGTGACGCCGGGCGCGCCGCCGCCTGAGCCGGCCGCGGCTGCGGCCCGCGCGAGCAGCTCAGCGCCGGCGGTCAGTCCTGGGTCAGCCATTTCCGCACCGCGTCGGATTGGGGCATCCGATATCCGAGGCCGGAGAAGGTCCGCACGATCTCGCCCGCAAGAGCCCTGGCGGCGATGCCGCTGGAGATCCCGCCGGCAGCGATCCACTGGTCACGAGCGGCGTCGACCGCGGCTCGGTGCTCGGTGGCGAGGCGGTCGCGCCAGCTTGGGGTCGGCGGTTTTCGCTGATGCTCGCGTGCGGCGTCGAGCAACTGGTCGGCGAGGCTTGTCATCGGTGGGCGTCTCCTGTTTCAGATGAATCCATCCGTCGTCGTCCGGTATTCCGCCGCCGGCCGGCGTGTCGTCGTCCACGTCGTCAAGGTCCGGCGGGAGGATCACGTCGCGGGCGGAGCGGCGCGGCATGGATCACCTCACTCGCTGGGCAGCGTCTCGCGCGGCACCCACGTCCCGGTCGTCTCGTCCAGCGTCCAGTCGTCGCCGGGGCAGGGCGGGACGAAGCCGTTGAGCCGCTCGTGATACCGATACCCCGGCCCGGGATAGTTCATGCGGAACGGCGTGCCGCCGAGCCGGTGGACGCCGCCCACGGTGTTGTACGAACAGCGCAAGCAGCGTCGGCCGGTCGCCTCGCTGTAGTAGCTCTCCCAGTCCACACCGCCCACGTGCTCGTCCACGCCGACGATTACCGCGGTCACTATGTCATCGCTGTCCAGCAGCGCGTAATGTGCCATGCTCATGTCCAGCTCACGTTGCCGATGCCGCCTGTCAGTGTCGCTACTTTGAAGCCACCGCTCGCCGGGCTCTCGCTGCCAACGAGGCCCGTGCCGATCGTGATCGACAGGAACGACGGATACCGGAGAATCGTCACCCCGCTGCCGCCCGCGGCGGCCGCGGCGTTGACGTTCAGCGGCGAGCGTCCCAGGTTTGCCGCGCCTCCGCCGCCGCCGGTGTTCGGCGAACCGGGCGATCCGTTGAGCGCCGCGCCCGACGTGCCGGCACCGCCCGCGCCGCCGCCGCCGCTGCCGCCAAGGCCGTAGGTGGTTGGCACCGTCCCAAGGTCAGCACCGCCGCCGCCGCCACCGCCCCGAGTCGTCGCTGTGCCGGTGATTGACGACGTGAGGCCCGCGCCGCCGGCGCCGACCACGGTCGATGTCGCAGTACCGCCTGCCGCACCCGCGCCGCCACCACCGCCGCCTCGCCCGGAAAAGTTCTGGTTAATACCGGCGCCGCCAGCAAAACCTTGCGTCAAAATCGAAACCGCGGAGCCTCCAGCAAATGCGGCACCTGAGTCGTTCGCGCCACCGCCGCCGCCGGAGCCGCCGGCGGTCCCCGCATTGCCTCTATCGCCGCCACTACCTCCGCCGGCCGCAACAATGCTACCGAATCTGCTCTCCGATCCGCTCGTGCGTGCCGCGCCGCCCGCGCCGATGACGACGGGGTAGTTGACTCCGCGGACGATCTCCAGCCGGCTCTCCGCCGGCCCGCCGCCGCCAGTCGTCTCACCGGCGACAGAACATCGGTAGCCGCCTGCCGCACCGCCACCACCGCTGTTGTTGCCGCCGCCCGCGCCGCCGGCGATTACGAGGTATTCGACCAGCAGCCGCTGGTCGCGCGACGGGATCGTGATCGTCGACGTGGGCGACAGCCAGTCGGAGACTTGGCCCGACGACACCGCGCGGCGGAGAGGATTCGACATCAGGAAATCCTGTTCACGTAGCCGCTGATCGTGATTACGTTCGCCGTGCCGGCGTAAGCCGCGACGATGTTGCCAACGGAGCCGGTGCCTGTGATCGGGAGTCCCGGCACGACGAGCGTCAGGCCAGCGTTGGCTGGGATCGTGATCTTGATTTCATGGTCAACGACGGTCGTGCCACCCCACTGAATCGTGAGCAAAACTGCGGACGCCGACGAGTTGGTGGCGAACAGCCACGGTTCATCAATCACCGACGCGGACGAGCCGGTGGTGTGGAGCGTCGTGCCTGCGGAGCCCGACGCCGTTGCGGCCACCTTGATCGCGCGGCCGAATGAGCTGCCGGACAGGAGGAGCTTGGAGTATGTTGCCATGCGTCACCCGTAAATCTGCGAGGCGAGGATGATCTGATCGTCGTCGGCAACCACCGTCCAAGTCTGGCCTGCGTTGCTGACCACGACGCCGCCGCGCGACCCGTCGGGCACCGTGGCGATTTGCCCGTCAGTCGCCAGACCCCAGGCGTATCCATCCCACACGTAGACGCGCCCGTTCTGGGTGCTGCGGTCGCCGACGTTCCACGGTTGAGGCGGGGGAGAAAAGGGCATGTTGTTGATCCAAAATTATCTACGGCGATTATTCTAACCAAACAACAAATTGCCGGTCGTAAATCGACCAGTAGCAATCTATCGCGTTAAAGCGCAACACCTGCCCGGCGGTCACCGATCTAGTGAGTGTGCGAAAAGCTAGAGCCGGATTTGAGACAATAGTGGCAACGCTTACGCCGCCAACGGTGATAGACACGTTGCTGCAATCGCTATCAATATTGAATCCCGGATGCGTGATGCGAAGCGTGCCGCCGCGGGCGATTGTGAACGATGCCGAATTAAAGCCGTTCGCAGTGCTTCCCCCTTGGTAGTCCCCCCCTGAAGTCGTGGTGCTTGTCGGCCGCAGCGGGTCAGCGGCGGTGCCGGTGCCCGTCCAGCCGGCGGGGAACGGCGCAGTGAACGACTGCGATGCCGGGGTCGCGCTGTTGCTCGCAGCCGTGAACGCGCCCTGCCCAATCACGTTGATTGCCGCCACGCGGAACACGTAGCTCACGCCGTTGCTCAGCCCGGTGACGTTGGCGATCGTGGACGTGGACGTGCCGTCGCTGAACGTCGTCCACGTCGTGCCGTTGTCGCTGCTCACCTGCACGCGGTAGTCCGTGACCGGCGTCTGCGGCGACACGACTGACGCAGTCCACGATAGGACCACGCTTGCGTTGCCTGAGTTCGCGGTCAGCCCGGTCGGCGCGGGCGGAAGCCACAGAGACCAGAGCGTCGAGCCGTTGTCCGGCCCGACCTCAACGTAGACGCCGCTGGAATCCCAGCGGTAAGCCCGGCCGGAGTCGGTCAGGTACAGCACGCCCGCCGCGCCGGTGGCGGGGAATCCGGCTGTCGTCGTGGCGGTAACGATCTCTTGCGAGCCGCTGCCGTCGCTTCCCGCTGGGCCTGCCGGCCCCTGCGGCCCCTGGGGGCCGGCCACGCCCTGCGGCCCCTGGCTCCCGGTCGCGCCGGCCGGCCCTGCCGGCCCCTGTGGCCCGGTCGCCCCCGCGCCCCCCGGCAATCCGTCTGCCCCAGCCGGGCCTCGCTCGCCTGCCGGTCCCTGCGGTCCAGCCGCACCCGCGGCACCGTCGGCACCGGCCGGCCCGCGCTCACCCTGGATGCCCTGCGGACCCTGCGCGCCGGCCGCGCCCCCCGGCCCAACGTCGCCGCGGTCGCCCTTGGCACCGGCGGCCCCCGGCGAGCCGTCGGCACCGGCCGGGCCTCGTTCTCCCTGCGGTCCGCGCTCACCCGCCGGGCCCGCCGGGCCAATCGACCCGTCGGCACCGGGCAGGCCTCGCTCACCCTGCGGTCCGGCCGCTCCAGCGCCCCCCGGCAAGCCGTCGGCACCGGGCAGGCCTCGCTCACCCTGCGGGCCGCGCTCGCCGGCCGGTCCAGCAGGCCCGGTGGCCCCCGCGCTGCCGGTCGCACCGGCCGCTCCGGGCAAACCCTGCTCGCCGCGGTCGCCCTTCGGTCCAGCGGCACCCGCAGCCCCCGCGACACCGGCCGGGCCTGCCGGTCCTGCCGGGCCTTGCGGGCCGGCCGGCCCCTGGGGTCCGACCACGCCGCCCGAGGTGGCGACGGAGACAGCCGCGGCCGGGGCGGAGACGCTGGCCGACACGGTCCCGCTCGAGCTCACGCTCGCGGTGATCGGCGACGTGGTGACGTTGGCCTCGATCGTCACGGCAGCACCTCGGCGTAGCCCTGGTACAGCCGGCGAGCCGTCGGCCCCCACGCCACCCGCAGCTCATACGTGCCGGCCGGGATCGCGGCCGTCTGCACCGCCGTCAGGCTCAGGTTCACCTGTCCTGCGGTGGCGTCGATCACGGTGGCCGTGATGGCCTGGACGAGATCGCCCGTGGTGGTGGCGTAGAGGCCTGCGGAGAACGTGTACCCGGTGATATTCGCGGGCGTGGAGAAGTCGATGAGCTGCCCCCACGCGTCGCCGCGCGTGAACGAAACGTTGAGCCGGCCGGGTTCTTGTGGTGCGTTGGGCATGCGTCACCCCGATACGACGTTGGACCACGGACCGTTCTGGCCGGTCTTCGTGGCGCGGACGCGAAACTCCACGGTGTCGCTCGCGGACGTGTCGAGCGGCACGCTCGCGGTCAGTTGGTTGTTGGCGACCGATGCGTTGACGCCGGCATCAATCCACTCGGGAACGCCCTCGGCCGCAGACGACAGGCGGTACTCGACTCTGTAGGCCGTGTAACCGCCGCTGCAAACGGGCGTCCATTCGAGCCCGTAGAAGACGCCCGGCGAGCCGGGGTTGAACTCTTGCTTCGACGCGATCCTCACCGTCGGCGTGTTGCCATCGGGGATCGGCCCGGCCGTCGCCGTCGCCGCGGACGACTGCCCGACGGCATTGATCGCCCGCACGGAGACGGCGAACGTTTTGCATTGGTCGCGGTTCCACGTCAGGCCCGATGCCGTGTAGCTCGTCGTGCCGGCCGAGACCGTCACCGGGTCCGCCGTGCCCACCGTGACGAGGTATCCCGTGATCGCGCTGCCGCCGTTCGATGCGGGGGGCGTCCACGACACCTGCACCTGAGCGTTTGTCAGCGTCGTCGAAGCCCACAGGTATCCGCTGGACAGCCCCGTCTCGTTCACGCCCGCCACCGTGGAGGTGATCGTCGGCGCGCCCGGCACCGTGGCGTCTGGCACCCACGACGACAGCGGCGTCCGCCGCCATGCGTCCGCCGCCACCGCGACGTAGAGGTATCCCGAGTCCCGCGAGAGATCGCCGGCCGTGCCGGTCGCTGACGGGGAGGACGGCACGCTCACCCAAGTGATGCCTCCCGCCGGTCCCGCCGGTCCCGTCGCGCCGGCCGGGCCTTGCGGGCCGGTCTGGCCGACCGCACCTGCCGGGCCCGCGGGGCCGACCGCACCTGCCGGGCCTTGCGCTCCGGTCTGGCCGACCGCACCCGCCGGCCCCGCCGCGCCGGCCGGGCCTGCGGGGCCGACCGCGCCCGCGGGGCCAATCGGCCCAACGGCACCGACCGCACCCGCCTGCCCCTGCGCCCCCGTGTCGCCCCTCGGCATCGTGATGTCGAGACGGACGCGAGCCCCGTTTTCGAGGACGACCGGCGTCACCGTCGGCGTGGTGCCGGGTTCCGTGAGCGCGATCGTCGCAGTGACGGTCGTCGCCGGCGCGCCGGTGTCACCCTTCGGCCCGCGGTCGCCCGACGGCGTCGTGACTTCGATGTCAGGCGTCGCGTCGCCGCTCACCAGAACATCGACCGTGTCGCCGTTGTTCGCGGTCGTCACCTCGATCGTGATGTCGCTCACGGCGTCCCCCCCGCGACCGAGCCGCTGGACACCGTCCGCGTCACGCCGCCCGGGGAAACCCAGCGGACGTACCAGCGGACCGCGAGGACGTCGGGATTCTGCAGGAGCGCCGAGTTCGTCTCGCTGATCGAGACGACCACCGTGCCGCCGGTCCGGTCGATCGTGAGCCCGGGCGTGAAGAGCGTCGAGCCGATTGCCGGCGGGGACGTCGCCCCCGCACGAACCCGCGAAACGAACACGACGGCCGTGATCGTGTAGCCGGTCAGGTCCAGCGGGACGGTCGTCGTGCCGCTCGGGGCGCGGAACCGGAGCGTGAAATTGAACTCGTCGCCCGCGATGAACGACAGGTCCAGGGGGGCCGGGAGTTGCTTCAGCGTCGCCATACTCGGAGCCTACCGGGGAGCCTGCATCCCGTCGTTCGACGCCTCGGCGGCTGGCGGTGCCCCGATCCCGAGGGCGTACCCGGCCTGATTCAGCAGCTCCCGCCGCTCCTCGCACCCGCAGTCTTCCACGCCGAGCGCGGCGGCCACGCGGGCGGGCGTGATGCCGACGGCGGCGAGAGCGTCGTGGACGTAGTCGCCGAGGCCGGGGCGGCAGTTGCGGCGAACGTGCGGCCCGCTCACGGCTGCCCCGCAGACCCGGCACCGGCACGTCGTGGCGTCGATGTCGCAGTCGCTCACACGATCACCCGCACGCTCTTGAGCTTCACCAACTCGCTTAGAGCAAATGCGTACCCATAGGAAGGAAGCTTGTCGGGGTCGGCCGCTCGCGTGCTCGAAATCTTTTCGACGTTGATATACGGCGGTTCGTTCACCTGCTGCCGAACAGTCTCTAGGCCGCCGTACCAGTCAAACGGATCTCTGCCAAGCGTGCCGCCCCCGACGGCTCTCCACCCAAACATCTGTCCATTATTAACTAACGCGCTGAAGTTAATAAGCATGTGCGGGCTGGTCGTGAGCTTCACGACATCCCCTTCGCGCGCAATCCAGCCAGACGACACTCTTTCGACCGGCCGCGTGCATTCAACAACGTGAGACGGAAGGCCCGTTGCAAAGCTATAAGCGCGGAGGCTGGCGGGATACTGGCACTCCATGTCGTCGAGAGCGGTGAATGATTGGCTGCCAACAGAAACGTATGACATGCTTGAGCCTGACGGCCACAGCTCGAAAATCGTATTCATGCTCGCAATTAGATAGCCGGTCGGCGGAAACCACAGAAACGCGTGAAGACCGGGAGGCCGCAGGACTCCCGTTTGGCAAAACTGCTTTACGCCTGGCATCAGGTATTCCCACTGCGAGTAGCGTTGAAGCTGGAAGTTGTTGGAGATGAATGTGCGCGACAGTTGAAACGTGCCGTTGTATGCCGACCCTTTGAACCCAAACGAAAAGTAGTAGTCGCGTGCGCCGATGCCGATAAGTTCTTCGTCCGCGCGGCTCCGGCCGCGCCACGTGGAGTAGTAGTCGGTGCCCTCCAGTTCGATCTCGACGACGCTGGCGTAGGTCCAGTCGACGCCGCAGATGTTGCAGCACGGCGAACACGGGCTCCCGAGCATGGGTCAGCACTCCGCGGCGATCAGAATCCACTCGCCAGCCACGAACGCGATGCAGCACGCCCGCGTGCCGGTGCCCGACAGGCTGGCGAAGTAGTTCTTCGCCGAGTACGTCACGGTCGAATCCTTCGCGTCGGTCACGGTGGCGGTGCCGCCCTTCGCCCACGATCCGGAGAACGTCCCGCGGGCCAGTGCGTTCCCGCTCCGCGCCGCCCGCGGCAGCATCACCGGGGCCTGGTCGCGGTCGCCTCCGCGGAACGCGCGGACGACGGCCGCGATCTCCTCCGCGGAACTGCGGGTGAACGACACCGCCTGCCGCTTGTTCGCACGCTCGCGGGGCATGAGATCACGGGTCCGGAAGGACGGGGAAAACGCCGTTGAACGGCAGCGACTTGTAGGTTTTGAACGTCAGCATGTCGGGGGGCTGCCCCTCGGTTTTCTTCGCGCCGTTCGAGAGGGCGACGGGCTGGCTCACCGGCTGATCCGCGGCATCCTTGATCGACTGCCGCTTCCCGCCGACGATCTGATTGAACCCAACGTCCCAAGTTTTGATCGCCCACCCGACCTCCCGGTAGGCGAGCGTCACGGCGATCGACCAGAAGTTGACCTCCTGCTCCTCGACCTGCTCGATCTCCTGCTTGCCCCCGAGCCTCATGCACTTCACCGTGCCGGCAGGGCAGCCGCTCCACGTGTCGGAGTTGACGGCGTTGAGATAGGCCTTCGCCGCGTCCTTCATGAAGTAGCGGCGGTTCCCCTCGATCTGCACGACCCACTCGGCCTCATCGCGCATGAGCCCTTCGAGCGGATCGCCCGCACTGTTCACGATGAGCTTCGGCGTGGAGTTTCCGTCGTTGAAATGGATGAACGCGGGGCCGCTGGTCAGCGAGCCGTCGTAGCTGAACTTGTCCTTCCGATCCCACGGCAGCGTCGCCCGCTCCTGCGGCTTCACGAGGTCGTAGCGAAACGTCACCTTGTAGTGCAGCGGGTCGCCGTCGTTCTCCGGGTTGATCCCGACGCAGTAGACGGGGAACTCCGGGTGCGGGTCGCACCACCGGATGCCCGGGGCGTTGGCGATCTCCACCAGCGGCGTCGCGGGGTCGTCGACCGTGACGAGGAAAACCCGCGGGGCCTTCACGTTCTCGCCGAACGACTGGTCGGCACGCCGCCCTTCGGTCAGCTCGCGGAATCGAACCACGCTCATAGCTGCACCACCTGTTCCTCACCGAGCACCTCGGCGACACGCTCGAGGAGCCGGGTCTGCTTCCGTGCTTCCGCGATCTGCTTCTCGGTCGGGCCGTCCTCGCCGCGGAGGATCCGGAAGAACGTCGCCACGCCCTCGCTCGAGTTGACCTCGGCCGCCTTGTTATCCCGCCGGTCGGGCCCGCCGCCGCGGGCCTGCTGCTCCCGGAAGTCGGCGACGCTGGCGTCCAGCTCCTCGCGGATCTTCGCCTGGCGGAGCGCGAAGTCCTCCTCACCAATCACGCGGTTCGCCAGGGCGTCGGAGAGGGCCTCCTGCTGCGAGCGGAACTTCGACACCGGGTCGTCGTCGAACCCGCCCGGCAGGCTCGCCGCCGCCCGCTCGCGGACGCCAGCCTTCGCCCGGTCCTTCTCGTCGGGCGAGAGGAACTCGTTCGCGTCGATCGCCGCCAGCTCCTCGGCGGCCTTCTCCGCAGCGGTCTTGAACTGGTCGCGGATCCGCTCGGCGAACTTCATCCCCTCGCCGATCCGGCCCAGCTCAGCGTTCATCGCGTCCGCGGCCTCCCGCATCCGTGCCCGGGCGTCGTCGGGAGAGAGCAGGCGCTTCTCCAGCTCGCCGCGGATCCCCTCGGCGACGCCGCGGAACTGCTCCCGGGCCGCCTCGCCGGCCGCCCCGAGGGCCTTGCCCGCGTCCGCCGACCTCGCAATCTGGTCGCCGATCGCCTCGATCGCACGGCCCCGCTCGCGGAGAGCCTCGACCTGCTCGTCGAACTGCCCCTTCGCCGCGGCCGCGGCCGACCCGTAGCTGGTCTCGTTGAGGATGCCGGCCTCGAGCTGAGCGTTCAGGGCCCGGAGCGACTCCTGGTACCGCACCGCCGCGGCGAATCCCTCCTGCCCGTAGGCCTGCGCCGCCTGGATCGCCCCCGAGAGGGCCCGCTCCTGCGTTGCGATCGCGGAGGTCACGCTCCGCATGGCTTCGGCCTCTTCCCGAGCGGATTCCTTCGCCGCCTCGGCGGCCGCGGCAGCGTTCGCGGCAGAGGCCGGGGCCTGCGGGGCGGCCGGAGCGACGCCGGCCGTGCCGCCCTGGCTGGAGGCGAAAACCTTGCCGAGCACCGGGATCTGCGCGAGCGAGCTCTGCAGGGCAGTGATCCGCTTCTGAACCCCCTCGACCTGTGCCGAGAGCCACTCGAACGCCGCGCCGACGCCCTGCCGGATCGTGTCGGCGAAGTTGTTGAAACCGACGATCACGGGCGAGAGAGCGAGCTGAGCGAGCGAACCCGCGAACCGGGCCGCGGCGCCGACGGACGACAGCAGGACGCCGGCGAGCTGGCCTGCGGCCTGCACTGCCGTGCCGAGCAGGGTGCCGAACGGACGGAGCACCTGAGCCACCGGCGTCGCCAGGGCGTTGATCCCGCCGACCAGGTCTGCGAACCCCGCCGAGAGCCCCGCGGCTCCTTCGGAGATGCCCGCGAAGGCCCCCGTGAACGTGCTGGCGATCGTCGTGCCGACCGCCGCGAGGGCCGACTTCGTATTCGCGGCCGACGCCGCCGCCCGCTCGTTCGCCAGGGCCAGGTCGTCGAAGTGCCCCGCGTCGATGGCAGTGATCGCCAGGCCGAGGCGGCCGATCTCGTCGCGGGTCCGGCCGGCGTCCAGGGCCTTCTGAATCTGGAGGTCCTGGAACGTGACCCCGAGCCGCTCCGCCTCGCGGGTCAGGCCGGCCACCGCCGTGGCGGTCTCGTTCGCCGCGTCGCGGCTGCTGAAAAATGCTTTGACCGTCAGGTAGGTCGCCGCGGCGAGCTGACCGAATCCGGGGATCGACATGGCGGCCAGGCGGGCGAGATGCCCGCCGAGAACCGACCCCACCGTGCCGAGCCGGGCGACAACGGCCGCCTGCGTCCCCGCCGTCACGCCCATCCGGGCGAGCCCCGCCGTGAGCGTCGTCGTGATCCCGTAGGTCGCGTTCATCTGCGCCGCATAGGCCGCGATGCCCGCCGTGCTCGGGGCGATGCCCGCCGTCGCCTTGAACAGCGCGAACGCGACGCTCGCCTTCGTGGCAAAGTCAGCGACGCCGGAGACGTCGACACCGAACGCCTTGAACCCCGCCTCCGCGACGCTGATAACGGCGATCGTGCGGCCGAGCCCCAGGGCGAGCCGGAGGATGCCCTCGGGAGACGTGTAGGCGGCCGTCACCGCCTTGAACGTCCGCCAGGCGATCGTCGCTTCCGTGATCCGCTCGCCGAGCTTCACGATCGACGAGCCGGCGTCCGCGATCGACCGCACCGAATCGGCGAACCCCCGGAACGACGTCGCGAGCCCGTCGACCGCCCGCGAGACGGACGTCTGCGTCTCGCCGAGCGACTGCATCGCCGACGCCTGGCTGCCGGCCGCGGCAGTCGTCGCGTCCATCTGGGCCTTGGCCTTGAGCACCGCCCGCCCGTAGACCTCCTGCGTCAGGAGGCCCCGGGCCAGGTAGTTGTCGAGCTTCTGGATCGTCGCGGCGTAGGTCTCGGCCGGCGTCCGCACGTCCCGGGCGATCCGGGCCGCGTCCCGCATCGCAGCGTTCGAGGCCTTCACGCTCTCCGCCGCCGCGGCGTTCGACCGCTCCATCACCGCCGACGCGGACTGTGCCGACGCCGCGGCGCTCGACTGCGCCGCCCGCAGCCCATCGAGGCTCTCGACGCTCTGCCGGATCGCCCCGACGAGCCCCTCCGCGCTCGCCGTGAACGACGCCCGCACGTTGCCGATCGCCTCTGCCATGCGTCACCCGTCCTGCTGCTGCGACTGGAAAAAGTGCCCGAACCGCGTGAGCCTCGCCTTGATCTCTTCCTCTGACTGCGGCACGTCCTCCGCGATCAGCTCCTCGAGCGATTTCTCGTACCGGGCCGGCATGAACTCCTGAATCACCGCGTCCGAATCACGATGCCCAGCCGCCGCAGCGATCCAGGCGGCCAGCTTGGCGAACGCTCTCCACTCGTTTCCGAACGGCTCGTGAATGAAGTAGGCGGCCCAATTCGTGAGCTCCATGCTCGTCGTGCTCGCGAGCAGCTCCGGCACCGTGCGGCCGAGCTGCATCGCGAGCCGGTGGTAGAAAATCTCGCTCAGGAGGCCCCCTCGCTGGGGGCGGGCGAGTTTTTTGCCGCGTCCTCGACGGCCTTGTTGTTGAGGCCGTTCTGCTTCGCAGCCACCGTGTAGAGGTGGTCGATCGCCGCGCCGTTCATCGCGGCCAGGGCGAGAACACCCTCCGGGGAGTCGAACTGCACCCGGTCGTCGGCGTCGACGATGCACCGCGCGAGGACCTGCTCCTTGTGGTTGACCATGAGCTTCTCGCCCGGCGGGATCTTGATCCACTCCCGCTCGATCTCGGCGCGGAGCGTGCCCGACATGGGCTTGAGCCGAACGGTGACACCTTCCCACCCCTCGAACTGGCTCATGTCGACCTCGACGGTCCGACGGTCGTCGATCCCCTTGAACGTCTCGCTGGACAGCACCGGCATGGGAAACCCTCCGTGTTAGGTGGCCGAGCAGCGACGCAGCAGGAACGTCACCCGCAGATATTCGCCGGCCCGGCCCGTGACCTTGAAATCCTCGAGGTAGGCGTTGAAGCCCCACGACCAGCCCGTGCCGGTCACGGCGAGGGCGCCCGTCTTGCCGACGAGCGTCCGATCGACGCCGGTGCACAGAGCCTCGAGGCCGGTGGACTCCTCCAGGACCGCGGGCTCAAGCACCGGGATCACTCTCCCCTGCTCGTCAAGCTCGCCGTCGATCGCGTGGAACGTCTTCGGCGGGGCGCGGAACTCGCCGTCGATGCCGACGTACTTCCCGAGCACCTGCCCGCGGAACGTGATCGTCACGCCCTGAGCGGTGAGCGGTGCGGCCATGGCGACCCCCTACCGTCAGTCGGGGGTGTCGCCGACCTTGAAGGCGAGCGAAAGGGCCACGTACTCGCCGGCCTGATACTTGACCGTCGCGGCCGTGCACACGGCCCAGCCGGAGACGCTGCCCACGCTGCAGGTGAGGGCCCCGACGTCGTTGATCTTCGGCAGCGTCGCGCCCGCGGGGTAGTCGGCGTCCACCTTGAGGTCGATGCCGCCCAGCACCGGCTTCGGCTCGAGCGGCCGGACGGAGCCCTCGGCCAGCGACAGATCGGAGACGTCCTCGACCGCGTCGGTGAACGACACGTCCACGTCTCGAACCTTCCGGATCAGGCCCGTGATGCCGTTGAACGTGAGCGTCTGCCCGTGGGAGGAGACGAGCGTGGTGCCGGTAGACATGGTGGGCTCCGGATCAGGAGGTGAGCTTGAGCGTCGCCGAGCCCTTGACGAACTCGCCGCGGCTGGCCTTGAGCTGCGAGCCGGTGCAGATCGCCTTCATGCTCGTGGCAGTCCCGGTCGGCGACAGGGTGGCCGGGATCGTGATCGTGACCTTCGTGCGCCTCGAAGGGAACGCGTTCCCAAAAAACTCGCACTTGATCTCCGCACCATCGACGAGCGGCGAGGCCCCGAAGATCGGCGCGGCGCCCGTGGCCTGCCCGAGGTGCGACATGTCCTTCGGCGTGACCGAGCCCGACGACTCGAAGCTCGTGATCTTCGAGGACAGCCCCGCGAACGTGAACGAGAGCAGCGGGCTCGCGTGGGACGAGAGCGACGTGTTCGCGGGCGAGGGATCGGGCATCAGATGGACTCCTGCGACCGGATCTCGTAGGTCTGCGTCACCGCGTAGAGCGGCGCGCCCTTCCCGTCGACCGGCACGGCGATGTCGTCCGATGCCGACTGCAGGAGGCTGAAATACACCGTATTGCCGAAGGCCGTACCCGTCGCTCTGTGTAGAACAGCCCGGGTCGCCGCGGCCGCGGCCTTCGCGGCGTCGTAGGTCTCGGCGTAGATCTCGACCGACACCTGGACGGTCGCCGCCTCGGGGACCGAGAGGTCGAGGTAGGGGCGGACCTCGGTCGAGATCACCTTGTAGGCACAGAACGGGAGGATCGACCCGTCGGGCCCGCGCGTCGTGCCCTGCGTCGCCACGATCGGCGTCACCCGGAAGCCGAACCATGCCGCCGTGCGGGGCGACGAGACGAGCTGCCAGTGCACCCACCCCTCGATCTGCTCCTCGATCATCCGGCACCTCCGCGGTCAGCCGCCGCACGTTCGAACGCCGCCGCCATCTCAGACGCCAGGATCGCGGCACACCGGCCGCCGACCGCCTGGAACGCGTGGTGCAGGGGGTGCAGGGCCCGGGCACCGCGGACGTACCGCGCGACCATCGGCCACCGGCCGACCCACCCGGGCGGCCGCCAGCCGCCGATGCCGGCCGCCGAGAGGACCGGCGACTTCGTCGGCCGCCGCTCGTTCGTGCCGAACTCGACCAGGTGAGAGTGGAATCCCCTGTTGTCGGCGGTGTCCTTCGAGACCGCCCGCTTGTAGCCGACGATCCCGAACGCGACGCCCGACGCGTAGCTGCGCACCCGGGAGTCGACCGCCCGCCGGAGGTTCCCCGTCGGGCCGACGGGCGTCGTCGAGAGCAGCTCGGCCTCGAGCGGCTTGACCGCCCGCTGCATCGCCGTGGTCAGGTATCGCCGGCCGATCACGCCGGGCATCTGCGACAGCCGGACCTGGAGGTCCTCGAGGCCGGTCACGCGGACGGCGTTGCTGCGGTCGCCCCGGAAGCCCGTCTCGGCCATGTCAGTCGACCTCCTGCGAGCAGAGGATCTCCTGCTCCTCGAGCCGCAGCCCGCGAAGCTGGATCGACACGATGTTCAAGACAAGCCCCTTCCACCGGAGCCGGTCGCGTGGCGTCAGGCCCTCGCGGGTGCGGATCCGCACGGTGTAGGTCACGAGGGCCTGTGTCCGATCGCTCTGGATCACCTCGCGGCCGGAGACCGCCTGCACGCTGGCCCACACCTCCTGCCACGGCGCCCAGCGGTCCGGAGTCTGCCGCTGCTCGCCCAGCCGGCC